GTCAGCAAAGGATGTTAAATGTATACTGCAAATATAGATGTATTATCAAGGAACTATGTAAATAGTCTGCCTACCACCTATGATTACCTAAGACCTAACGCGTTCAAATTTGCAATAAAAGATATACCGGGTGTTTCATATACTTGTCAATCTGCGAATTTGCCCCAATTGGCTATGGGTTTTGCATCACAACCGACCCCCTTTGTTGATATTCCTCGCATTGGCGATAAAATGGTATTTGGGGATTTTACTATTCGATTTTTGATTTCGGAAGATATGTCAAACTACTTAGAATTATATAAATGGTTAATTGCACTTGGATTTCCTAACGATTACACTCAGTTTGGTGCATTCGTTAGTAATAAACCAACCGCATTTCCTTTAAAAACTAATGCAAATGGCGAAAAAGAAGTTTTGGCATACTCGGATGGTACTTTAACGATTTTAGACTCGACAAATACGCCTAAAGTAAATATAATATATAAAGACATGTTCCCAGTGTCTTTAGAAGCTTTGGACTTTGATATTGCTTCTGCTGGTGTAGAATATTTCACCGCAATAGCTTCATTTAAATATACCCTATTTGAGGTGGAGCGACTTTAATTAACTATGGAGATTTTATGGCAAATAATAAAACTGGATTGAAAAACATTCCAAAAATTCCGGTACCTAAATTTAATAAACCGGAAGCAGCACCAGCCGCACCTCAACAAGCTCAACCGGGTCAATTACAAATTAACATTGACGAGTTACGTAAAGAAAGAATCTTTATTGCAACTCCCTGTTATGGCGGTATGCTTACAGAGGCATACTTCCGTTCAATGGTTCGTACATTGACATTCTTTAATCAACACCAAATTCCAATCGCATTTGGTACTATTGCAAATGAGTCTTTAGTTACTCGTGCTCGTAACGTATTGGTTGCTTATTTCCTACAAAGCAATTACACTCGTTTGTTGTTTATTGATGCTGATATTGAGTTTCAGGTTGAAGATGTATTGAAGCTAATTGCTCACAATAAAGAAGTTTGCGTAGGTGCATATCCTAAGAAGGGTGTTAACTGGCAGCGCATTAAAGACAGCATTAACTCTAAACAAGGTCAGGATATTTCTGATCGTGATATTGCAGCTGCTGGCTCAGACTATGCTATTAACTTTAAATTCGTTAATCGCGATTTAAAACAAATTGCTATTGAGAATGGTGTTATTAAATTGCACGATGGCGCTACAGGTTTTATGATGATTAAGCGTGAAGCAATTGACAAGATGATTGCGGCATATCCTGAGTTGAAGTACAACAATGACTTGAACACACCGCCTGATTTGCAAGACTTTTTCTATGCATTCTTTGACACAATGATTGATCCTAAAGATAGACGTTACTTATCTGAAGATTATACCTTCAGCAGACGTTGGCAAGATATCGGTGGCGACATTTGGTTAGACCCATCTATTTCGTTAAATCACTTTGGATCATTTAATTTCCAAGGTAATCCTGCACAAATTATTCAAATTGGATAATTAAATTATGAAGCTCACAGATTTACAAAATCTGTGGGCAGATGATTGCAAGATTGACGAAACTAATCTAGGTCATGAATCTGCTCGCACACCCACCTTACATTCTAAGTATTTAAATTTTTTATCATCTACTCGACTTAATTTACGAAAAGCTGAGTCTGACTACTTAAACCTTCGCCGCAAAAAGTACAAATATTTCAGAGGAGAAATGACTCAACTGGAACTAACTGACGAAGGTTGGGAACAATGGCAAGGCAATAAACCATTGAAGAATGAAATGGATGAATTTCTACAAGTAGATTCCGATCTGATTATTTTACAAGATAAGATTGAGTACTTTAAAACAGTCATGTATCAGCTTGAACAAATTATTAGATCATTGAATAGTCGAACATGGGATATTAAAAATGCAATCGAATGGACTAAATTTACTAACGGTATGATGTAATGTCTGATATAAGAATAAGAAAAAAGAACGAAGTATATTTAAATGTGGATGCTGAACCTTCAATTGCACAAGAATTGAACGATCATTTTTCATTTGAAGTTCCTGGCGCAAAATTCCACCCTCTTTATAGATCAAAGATGTGGGATGGCCGTGTCCGTCTTTTTTCGATGTTCACCAAAGAACTGTATGTTGGTCTAAAAGATTATGTTGAACATTTTGCTAAAGAGCGAGGATATACTGTAGATTATTCTGAGTATGTTCATACTGCTGACACTTGCACACTTGAAGAAATACGAGAGTTTATTACAAACTTAAATATTGGATCAAAGGGGCAACCTCTTGAAATGAGGGATTATCAAGTTGAAGCCGTACATAAAGCTATTAGCGATGGTAGACGTCTACTTTTATCTCCTACTGGTTCCGGTAAATCCTATATCATTTATTGTATTATGCGTTGGCATGAACAATTCAATCGTAGACAATTAGTTCTTGTTCCAACCACATCTCTTGTTGAACAGATGTATTCTGATTTTCAAGATTACTCTTGTTTAAATGGATGGAAATCATCTAATCATTGCCATCGTATTTACGGCGGCCACGAGAAGTCTAACGAATATGATGTTGTTATTAGTACGTGGCAATCGATTTATAAATTACCTAAAAAATTCTTTGATGATTTTCAGGCAATTTACGGAGACGAAGCTCACTTATTTAAGGCAAAGTCTTTAACGGGTATTCTAAATAAATGTCCGGGTGCACCTTATCGTGTAGGTACTACTGGCACGTTAGATGGAACCCAGACACATAAATTAGTATTAGAAGGCTTATTTGGTCCTGTGTATAAAGTTACTACAACTAAGAAACTTATTACAAGCAAGACCTTGGCAGACCTTCAAATATATAATTTAATATTGGATTATTCTGATGAAATTAAAAAGGCACTTAAAGGAAAGACATATCAAGAAGAAATGGACTTTCTAGTACAGCATGAACCTCGTAATAAGTTTATCCGTAATTTAACATTAAAACAAGAAGGTAACAGTCTTGTACTATTTCAGTATGTTGAAAAACACGGTAAATTGTTATACGAGATGATTAATTCTAAAGCAGAAAATCGAAAGGTATTTTTTGTGTACGGCGGTACAGATACTGCACAAAGAGAACAAATTCGAGCATTGACAGAAACCGAAAAGGATGCTATAATTGTAGCATCATATGGAACATTCTCTACAGGAATAAATATTAAAAACCTGCATAATATTATTTTTGCATCTCCCTCTAAATCTCGTATTAGAAATTTGCAATCAATTGGCAGAGGGTTAAGAACAAGTGAAACTAAAAGTAGTTGCAACTTATATGATATAGGCGATGATTTGACTTGGAAGTCTAAAAAGAATTATACTTTATTACACATGATCGAACGAATCAAAATCTATAATGATGAACATTTTGAATATAAACTTTTAAAAGTAAAACTACAATGAACCAATCCTATAAACTATTGAAACTTAATAGCGGTGAAGATATAGTTTGTAAAACTGAAGAAAATTTATCACTAAAGGATAAAGAGACAATCTTTATACAAGATCCAATGGTGTTGAATCAACTAAGAACTCCGTTTGGAGCAGGCGTGGTAGAATCATATACATTATCTCCGTGGCTTGCTTTAGCTGAAGATGAATTTTATGAAATACCTGTAAACTATATTATATTAGCTGCGAATGTTAAAGAGACATTGAAAGATAATTATATTAAATATGTTCAAGAGCGTAAAGAGGCAGAGTTAAATGAAAGAATGACAGCCGAAGACCTTGAAGTTGAAGAATCCGACAACCAAATTGAAAAAGAAGATAACCATGAAAACCTCAGAAACACTATTAGCAGAAGACGCGGAAGGCTTGTCCACTAAAAAGACAATGCCGGTATCGTCACACTATGTTGACAATAAAAAATTCCTGCAAGCACTTATAGAATATAGACAACTTGTAGATGAAGCTGCGGCAAAAGGCGAAGAAGCCCCAGTAGTTTCTAGATACATCGGTGAATGCTTTATTAAGATTGCAACGCATTTATCATATAAGTCTAATTTTATTAATTACACTTTTAAAGATGATATGATTTCTGATGGGATTGAAAACTGCCTAACTGCTGTTGTTAAATTTGATCCTTCAAAATCATCTAATCCGTTTGCTTATTATACGCAGATTATTTACTTTGCGTTTATTCGCCGTATCCAAAAAGAGAAAAAACAACAAGCAACCAAATATAAATTGATTGAGAATATGGATATTGATTCATTGATATTACAAGAACATGATAACGGTGAATTCGGCACACAATTCTTAGACTATCTAAAACGACAAATGGATACTGTCGATATTGAAAAACGGGTAATGAATATCCCCAAAAAGGCTAAAAAAGTTCAAGATGATATCGAAAATCCTCTTGACTTAGATGACTAAACACTATATAATATGTAGTATAAATTCTCGGAGATAACATAATGGCAAAATTGAAAGTATCAGAACTATTTTATAGTATTCAGGGTGAAGGCAGGTACATGGGAGTACCTTCCGTTTTCTTAAGAACATTTGGTTGCAATTTTACTTGTGACGGATTTGGAATGTCCAAAGGTGAAAAAAGCGATGAAAGAAATGTTATTGCGATTAAAGCTGATAGCTTCCAAAATTATAATGACTTGCCTCTTGTACATACTGGCTGCGATTCCTATGCTAGTTGGGATCCTCGTTTTAAGCATCTTAGCCCTGTACTCGATGTTAAAGATGTTGTGGAAGCAGTCGTCGATACACTCCCGTTTAAAGAATGGAAAGACGAACACCTAGTAATTACTGGCGGCGAACCTTTATTAGGTTGGCAAAAACAGTATCCTGAATTGTTAGATAATCCAAAGATGATATCATTAAAAGAGCTAACATTTGAGACAAATGGCACGCAACCGTTAACGTCTGAATTTAAACAATATCTTTTAAATTGGACTTTAAGTAATAAAACTAGACCAACTAAAAGAGGAGCAGATGCGCTAACATTTTCAGTCTCTCCTAAGTTATCAGTATCTGGTGAAAAATGGGAAGATGCTATTTGCCCAGAAGTTGTTGCAGGATATGAATGGTGCGGTTATACCTATCTTAAATTTGTAATCGCTTCGCCGCAAGATGCAGAAGAAGCAGAGGAGGCAGTAAATGCTTATCGGAAAGCTGGTTTTTCGGGTCCTGTTTATCTTATGCCTCTCGGTGGTACTGAGCAGTTGTACTCTATTAATAATCGCAATGTGGCAGAACTCGCAATGCGAAAAGGTTGGAGATATTCAGATAGACTCCAAATTCCATTGTTTAAAAACGCATGGGGAACATAATGAATAAAATAGTATGGGATATCGAAGATATGGGCAGGGAACTTCGATCATCATATAATGATGGTTTTACTACATTTGAAATCAAAAAGAAATTATTTGAAATTAAATGGGCAGTAGATAAACAACTAGAAAGCGGCCCTAATCATGTGGGTGAGCCAGAATGGCTAGAAGAGAATAAGTATAAATAATAATGTTACACAACGGTAACGAATTTCAATTATCATATCCGAGTTAGGAAGGATTCTAAAATGTCATATAACAAAACAAAATGCGACCCCGAGTTGGGTCTTAAAGTTCACGAACATCTAGTTAAGATGGGTGTTGAGACACCTATTAAAGAAACTGGACAATTAATTGATCGTAAGGGTAAGATCGATGTAATTGAGTCTTTATTTACAGATATTATGAAAACCCTTGGATTAGATCTTACAGATGATAGTCTAATTGAAACACCTAAGCGTGTTGCTAAAATGTATGTGAATGAAATCTTTTGGGGACTCGACTATGAGGCATTCCCTAAATGTACTACTGTAGATAATAAAATGCAGTATAATGAAATGGTTTGCGAACGAAATGTAAACGTACAATCTAATTGTGAGCATCACTTCGTTGTTATTGATGGATTGGCTACTGTTGCTTATGTTCCAAAGACTAGAGTACTTGGTTTGTCTAAGATCAATCGCATTGTAGAATATTTCAGCAAACGCCCTCAGATTCAAGAACGTCTAACAGAACAAGTATTCCACACACTACAATATATTCTTGAGACTGAAGATGTTGCTGTATTAATTGATGCTCAACATTACTGTGTCAAATCTCGCGGTGTTGAAGATACAGGCAGTTCTACAGTAACAGTTCGTTTAGGTGGCGGATTTAAAAATGACCCAGCAGTTAGAAATGAATTTTATCAGATTGCCAGACAAGGATGTAAATGACAGTAAACGTAATGGTTGACTTAGAGACAATGTCAACAAGATCAAATGCAGCAATTTGTTCAATAGGTGCAGTAAAGTTTGAGGGCAGTAAAATTTTAGATAAGTTTTACTGCACGATTGATCTTGCTAGTTGTAAAGAAGCCGGTATGCATATCTCTAAGGATACCGTTGAATGGTGGTCTAAACAAAATAAAGAAGCATTACGCGAATTAACCAAAAACAATATCTCATTGCAAGAAGCATTAGATAAGTTTGAATTGTGGTTTGGTCCTAAGAGTTTGCCTATTTGGGGCAATGGTGCAGTATTTGATAATACTATCTTAGGCAATGCTTATTTTATTACAGGTAGAGAACCACCTTGGAAATGCTGGGATGATCGTTGCTACAGAACAGCTAAAGCAATGTTCAATTGGATTCCTGCAGATACGCGCGAAGGCACGTATCATAATGCCTTAGATGATGCGATGCATCAAACAAAACACTTAATTAAAATCCTCGGAGATTGAATGACTGACGTGCAGCAAAGAATGACCGAATTGATTAAACCAATCGATCAACAAATAATGATGTGCGACGATAGACGAGATTTATTAATGTTTAATTGTGCGATGCTACAACGAGTTAAAGAAGTATTTGATATGCTTGTCGGTGAAGAAGGTCGCAAAAATATGTTTAAAGATTTAGTATGAAAACTTATAAAAAGAGAATTGCGTTTTGTATTAGTGACCAACATTTAGTACCGCATGGCGGCATTGGTCAATTCGCAAAGGGGTTTGTTGAAATGGCAAATAATATTAACTGGAAGGTTGATATTATTACTGACAAACCTGCAACAAATGACTTTGCCAAATTAGTTGAATCGTTGGGAGCAAATCTAATTGCCCCTAAAAATGCTATGTCATATAAGAATCATACTGGCACATTTGCCTTTACAGATTCAATTAATTTTGAAAAGATGATTAACTTCAGAGATGCAGTTATGAATGCGTTTCATACTAACATCTATGATATGGTTGTTTGTAATTCTTTAGAAGCAATGCCTGCAGTATTGAGTTTTGATCTTAATAACTATATCCCAGTTGTATTCTACACGCATGAAGAGAGTATGGTATTCCGTGATACCAGAAAATTTAAAGGTGTGTTTTTAGAAAGCTGCAACGAGTTCTTTAATAATTTAATGAACCTTGAGAACTGTTATATTGGTACACAATCTGCACGTAATGTAGCTGAGATTAAAAATAATGGCGGAGTTAATGTAGAGCATTTAAGTATGCCTATGTCTGAAAGAGAATTACTCACAGGTGATTATTCTGAACGCAAAGGTGTCTTGTATATTGGTCGGTGGGAAGATCGTAAAAATCCAGAAGCATTTTTAAAGGTAATTAAAGAGACTGGGTTACCTGCAAAAATTATGACCAACGCAAACGGCAAAAAGAAGTTTGAAGCCCGTCTTGCAGAACTTGGCATAACCGATTACGAAATTAAAGCAAGTATTGTAGGTAAAGAAAAAGTTGACTTTATTAAATCTGCAAAGGTTCACTTTAATCCTTCATTACGAGAAAATTATCCATTTACATTCTTTGAATGTTTGGGACATATGCCGTGTATCGTTATCGATAAATCAGAATGGGTTACAAATTTTGATAGCAAGTACTACATTCGATTACCTTTGAATGAAGTATCTGAAACATTAAAGGTTGAATATGATGCTGATCGAAAAGATCGTAATCATGATGCGCTTCAGTATATTAAACATTTGGATTTCCAAACATCTGATAGATGGGTTAAATTCTTAAATTCATATGTTCAAACATCTTTAGCACGGTCTGACTCTGCAAAAATTAATGAATATGACAATATTAAGTATGCCGAATTTGTTAAGATCCTAAATAGGACAAATTTGGCTATCGATGATGTTAAAAGTGTCTTGACAAATAAGTCTAAATATAATATAATCTATACAGACAACGACACATACTTGACTAAAGATCCTAATTTTATACCAAAAGAAGAAGTTACTTCTTCATTAGAAAGCCTGTTTGAATGAGAACATATGAATACGTAATTTCTGGGCCAGCATATTTGCGCCTAGGTGCAGAACAATGTAATGATCCAGATGTATTAGAAATGATGCTTGACATGATTGGTCGAGTATGTCACAACCAAAATAATCACACATTCTCATTATTGTATAATGGTTTTACAGAAAAGAACTTTGGACCTAAGTTACAAAAGTTTCGCCCTTCAATTAATAACATCCATGCTGACTCTGGTGGTTTGCAGATTATTACTCGTGGATTGAAAAATACTCCAGACGTTAGAGAAAAAGTTTATTTGAATCAAGGCACATACGCAGATATCGGTATGGCATTTGATGAGATTCCTGTTAAGACAACTTCTACAAGCGGGGTATCATCTAAGATTGATACTAAGCGTAGATATGCGGATATGGATAATTTTGACGAGTATGCGAGACAAACTGGTCGAAACGTAAAAGCACAAATTGAAACATTTGATAGAATCGGTAGCAAATGTAGACCGTTTGTTATTATGCAGGGCTCGTCTCAAGAATCATATTCACGCTGGGCAGAATTAGTTCTTGAAGAAATTACTCCAGCATTGCACCATCGTATAGGTGGTCTTGCTATGGGATCGGCTGCTCTAGGTATGGGTCAGCTTGAAGACGTCAAACGAGCATTTTACGTTACACAGATGCCATACACAAGACCATTTCATTTACACGTCTTGGGTGTAGGGGCACTACGTCGTATTCTTCCTTATATTTGTTTTAGTCAATCTGGTCTGTATGAAGGCATTGATATCTCATATGATTCAACCACACATTCCATGTCATTGGATAATGGATTGTTTTATTTCTCATTCGCTAAAAAAGCGGCAGGTTCCCCATATGGCGGCACGTCTGTAAAAATGGGTAGAGAATATTCTAACATTTATAGAACAGTCACAACAGAAATTAATACAGTATGTGGGACAAATTATACTCCCGAAGAATATCATATATTAATGAATAGAGGTGTTGGCGTTCATTTAGAAGCAGGCGGAAAATTTGTAGATATTATGCGAGCACGTCTTGCTTTTATCTTAACAAACGTACATAATTTTACTCACGATGTAAATGCTTTAACCGAATCAAAAGAATTGTTTTTAAAATTCTGTAGAGAAAAAGATTGCGAGAATGAATATGCTACATTATTTGATGTTAAGACTCTTTCAGATTTTGAAGATTGGGAAAAGAATGTAGGTAAGTATATGGAGTCTGAACCAGTTAACACACAACCACCAGTTTCACTTGAGGATTTATTTGCATGATTAAAAAAAGTAGTTTCATTTGGGTCACCTTTCAAAAAGAGGGTATTCATAAATATCCACAGGCGGCAACTGATCCTAAATTAGCAACAGGCGATTGGTTAGACGTTTCATTCTTAGGAACACCGCATCGACACATTTTTCATTTCCGAGTAGAGATGGAAGTCTTCCATGACGATCGAGATGTAGAATTCATCCAAGCAAAACGTATTATGGAAAAATGGTACAATGATGGCACATTACAATTGGATTATAAATCATGCGAAATGATGGCAAATGATTTGTATGAAAAATGTATTGCACACTGGCCTGATAGAAGTTATACTATTGAAGTATCGGAAGATGGTGAAAATGGTTGTAGAATTAGTTTTGAAAGGGTAGCAGGTGAGTAAATTATATTATATGGGTTTAGAACCCTACGAAGGTCGCTATACCTTACAGTTGCAACAATGGAGTGAAGCCGCATTTAAGCGCAGGGGGATTGACTATGAAGTAATTCATGGTGATATTCTAGATGACTCTAAAGCAATTGTAACAGGTCAAGTACTTGATGCACATGGTCGTAGCTATTACTCGCTAACTCAGATGGCTAATCTTATTAAAAAGATGAAAGCTGGTGAAATCACTTGGCAGGATACAATCTTTTTTGAAGATATGTTTACTCCAGGTATTGAGGCTTTGCCTTATATTATGGATCAAGTAAGCTATGAATATCAACCTCGGATATTTGTTCGTTGTCTTGCACAGACAATTGATCCGGATGATTTTGTTCACGTATGGGATATGCAGAAGTGGATGGGTCTGTATGAGAAGATGACAGATCAATTTGTTACAGGTGTACTTGCATCTAACGAAGAAATGGTTGCCCATATGAAAATTGCAGGATGGGAAGCACCTGTTTTTAATATTTCCGGACTAGCATTTGATAAAGATGAAGTTCGTGGTCGTGTGGCAACTCGTATTCCATTTAATGATCGTAAACTTCGTGTAGTATTTGCTGCAAGATTCGATCAAGAAAAACAACCTGATTTCTTTATGGATCTAATTGAAAGATATCATACAATTAATCCCAATGTAGAGTTTGCTGTTCTTTCAGGCGGCCCTTTACGTAGTAATAACAAAAAATATTTGACTCGCGCGCGAGCGATGGAAAAGACTCATAATTTTAAAATCTATGAGAATCTTAAAAAGAATGAATACTATGAATTGTTAGGCGATTCTCGAGTATTGTTTAATTGTGCATTACAGGATTGGGTAAGTAATACTGCATCAGAAGCAGATGCCCTTGGTACAAATTGTTTGTATCCTGCATATAGATCATTCCCTGAAACATTTGCAAATGATCGTGAATGTCTTTATATTCCTTGGTCGCAAGATGATGCGGTATTTAAATTAAATACTCTGTTGTATCAAGAAAGATCCAATCTAGGTAAATTATCTGATTGGACATCTGGTACTATTGATCGTTGTTTAGATATTATGTTTGAAGATAATGCCAAATGGTATCGTAGCGGCAAAGATTACAGAGATTATGTCCCAGCAGCCAAGTACTAAACTAGTCGTTGTTACCGGCTCCGCCGGTTATATCGGAGGACAAACTTGTATCGAATTAAAGAAACAAGGATACGAAGTTATCGGTATTGATAACAGACATAACGAACATCTTGATGCATTTCAAGACGAATACCTACAATGCGACTTTACAGATTTAGACGCATTTAGTTTATACAAAAAGGTTTATCCTGTAGCAATTATCCATTGTGCCGGTACTAGTTTAGTTGGTCCTAGTATGCAAAATCCAGGCCACTACTTTCACAATAATGTATCTAAAACAAATTTACTATTAGACTTTGTTGCTAAACATATTCCAAAGACTAAAATTATTTTTAGTAGTAGCGCATCTGTTTATGGAATCCCTACAACAAAAACGCCGTTAAGAGAAAATGATAAGGTAGATCCGATATCTCCGTATGGCGAATCTAAGTTAATGGTTGAACATCTATTGGAATGGTATCATCGATGCCACAAATTAAATTATACCGTATTTAGATATTTTAATGCGTGTGGTGCAGATGATAAAGGTCAACATGGCCAAGAACCAAATGCGACACATATATTTGCCAAACTATTTGAAGCAGTCAAAAATAATACATCATTTACTTTAAATGGTGCAGATTATGATACACCAGACGGAACTTGTATTAGAGATTATATTCATGTTCAAGATATTGCACTTGCACATATAAAAGCTATTGACAATTCTATTCAAGGCATATATAATTTGGGGATGCTTCAGGGACATTCTAATCTACAAATTCAAATGCTTGTAGAAAGAATTACTAATAAAGAAATTGTAACATTTATTAATAGGCGACGCGAAGGAGATCCTCCATCGTTAGTTGCTGATAGTACAATGTTTAAGCGTCTTGCAGATTGGACCCCTTATTATAATATGACAGATGTTTTATTATCACTGAATAAATGGTACAATTCTCCGACATATGAGGCTTTAACAAACCAGCGGTCTTACTCGAACATTCATCCCGCTTTATAAATTCTGCATGTCGTCAAACTTACTTAAAGAGGCAAGAGATGGCAAATAAAAAATTCTTCTCAACAAAAACATATAGACAAATAGGTCCTGTAGCTTACAGGCAATGGCGTGCAGATAGTCATTGTAATTTAATTCATGGTTATGCCATGAGTTTTCATTTCGAATTTGAAGCAGATACATTGGATGCCCGTAATTGGGTAACTGATTTTGGAGGATTAAGACCACTTAAAGACAAGCTAGAAGAATGGTTTGACCATACTCTGCTAGTTGCACAAGATGATCCAATGCGCGAACATCTATTAGAATTAGGTAGATTAAAACTAGCTAAGATTACAGAAGTAGAACGCACCGGGTGTGAAGGTATTGCTGATTTTCTATATGAATATATTAACACAATCTTTTTGCCAAATTGCGGCAGTGAAGAAGCTAAAAGAGTTTGGTGCTGTAGAGTAGAAGTACGTGAGACTGATTCTAATATGGCAGGCCGTGGTGGTCACAGAGAAGATAAAGAGTTTGACTAATAAAGGAATGGATAAAATGTTTGGAACAACCTATACAGGCGGAATTGTATATCGTTCTGCAAGCGAAATTAACTCAGCGATGGGCCGTGTCTACGGACATATGAGCCTTGCTGTTATTGTATCAATGATTGTTAGTTACTTTGTAGGCACTAGCCCAGAGTTATTAGCATTCTTTTTTACCGGCATAATGAAATGGATTGTGATCTTTTCACCGTTAGTAGCAATCTTTGGCGTTGCTATGATCCTCGGAAATAATCCTAGTAAGGGTGTAGCACAATTATGCTTACACGGATTTGCGGCATTGATGGGATTGAGCTTTGCTACAATATTTGCAGTATTCACTATGGGTAGTATTGTGTCAGCATTTATGGGTGCAGCAATCTTATTTGGTGTAATGAGTGGTTACGGATATTTTACTAAACAAAGTCTAGATAGCCTTGGCAAATTTATGTTTGTTGGATTGATTGCTATCATCATTGCAAGTATCGTTAATATCTTTATCGGTAGCACTGTAATGCAGATGGTGATCTCAGCATTAGCTATCATTATATTCTTGGGACTAACTGCTTATGATACACAGAAGATTCGTGAAGAACTTAGTATAGAGACTAATGATAGTGCAGAGGTTCGCGGAGCCTTGACTCTGTATATGGACTTTATAAACTTGTTTATTAATTTGCTACAGTTATTCGGTGATAAAAAATAAGAAATATGAAAATTTGTTTTTTGGGTGATACTCATTTTGGTGTTAGGAATGATTCTAAAGCATTCCACGCATATTATGAGAAATTTTACAGCGAGATATTTGTTCCATATTTATTGGAAAACAATATTGATACTGTAATTCAATTAGGTGATTTGTTTGATCGTCGAAAATATATTAATTTTAATTCACTTGCTGAAGCAAGACGATATTTCTTTGACCCATTAGAAGCAAATGGGATTCATCTAGTAACACTTATCGGCAATCACGATATTTTCTGGAAAGAAAGTCTTGCTATTAATTCGCCGGATTTGCTATTAAAGGACTATGCCAACATTACAATTTTTCAGGAGCCAGCTAGATATGTTTACGACAATATTGCTTTTGATATTATTCCTTGGATTTGTAAGGAGAATGAGGCAGAAGTAGCAACATTTATAGATCAAAGTTCTGCTGATTATTGTATTGGTCATTTTGAGATTGCCGGATTTCAAATGATGAAAGGTATCGATAATCATGAGGGTGTAGATCGTAGTTACTTTAAACAATACACCGAAGTGTTTAGTGGGCATTTTCATACTAAATCATCTGAAGGCAATATCACATATCTAGGTACTCCGTATGAATTAACTTGGAATGATGAAAGTGATCCTAAAGGGTTTTTTATCTTTGATACTGAAACACGTGGATTAGAATTTATTCAAAACCCATATACAATTTTTACTAAGTTTTATTACGACGATGATAAGATGGATCCTGATACAATTGATGTATCTATTTTTGCAAATCAACACGTTAAATTGATTGTTGTTAAAAAGAAAGACTTTGTTAAATTTGAGAAGTTTGTAGAAAGAATCTATAAACAAGATCCTTTAGAGCTAAAAATTATTGAAGATTTTTCTGAATTTGAATCTGAAGCACTAGATGATTCTATTGATTTAGAAGATACAATGACTCTGTTATCTAATTATGTAGATAGCGTTGAGACTGATGTAGACAAGGAAAGACTTAAGACATTGCTAAAGACGTTATACGTTGAAGCACAACACTATGAAGAAAAATGATTAGATTTACGAAAATTCGTTGGAAGAATTTCTTATCAACCGGTGGACAATTTACAGAGATCGATTTTGAGAGTTCGCCTTCAACTTTAATTGTAGGTGAAAATGGTGCTGGCAAAAGTACTATTCTTGATGCTATCTGTTTTGTATTGTTTAATAAACCATTTCGGAATATTAACAAGCCACAATTAATGAATACAATCAATGGTAAGAATCTTATCGTTGAGGTTGAATTTAGTATTGGTAAAAAAGATTATAAAATAGTTCGAGGAATGAAACCCGGTGTATTTGAAATATACTGCGATGGTGACATTCTTAATCAAGATGCTGCTGCAAAAGATTATCAGAAGTATCTTGAAGAAGCAATTTTAAAATTAAACTATAAGTCTTTTACACAGATTGTTATTCTTGGATCTGCGTCATTTACTCCTTTCATGCAATTGTCTTTAGGCAATAGACGTGAGATTATTGAGGACATTTTAGATATTCAAGTCTTTTCAGTAATGAATTCTGTGTTAAAGGATAAGTCTTCTGATTTGAAATCTAGAATAACTGACATTGAAACTGTTATTGAAATAGGTAAAAACAAGGTTAAATTGCAACAACAATATATTGCAACACTTGAAAGTGATAAACAGAAGAAAGTAGAAGATGTACAAAAGCGCATACTTGAATCGAATGCTGAGATATCACAACTTAATGCAGGAATGCTGGAACAGCAAGAAAAAGAAAAGAGTTGTAAATCCTCTATATCTGACGCCGATGAGAGGCGTAACAAGCGTACGGAGATGGGAGCTTTGCTTAGAAAGCTTTCCGAAAGAATTACTACTCAAGAAACAAGCATACAATTTTACCACGACAATGATGTTTGTCCAACGTGTAGCCAGAATCTTGACGAACATCTCAAAGGATCCGCAATCGAACTTCATACACATAAACGTGAAGAAGTCCAATCTGCGATTGAATCCCTTACCTCGCAACTTGAAAATATTGAAACTAGACTTAATGAGATTGATGCGGTCGAAAAGAAAATCTCTGAACATAAAAGCAACATCATTACCTACAGTTCAAAAATCATTGCAGCGCAAAATTATATTCAAAAGTTACAGGCGGACCTGGCAGGCAACACTAATGATACGGCAAACATTGAAGATGAAACGGGCAAACTTAAAACCCTGGCCAAAGAAGTTGTAGCAGCCGCAGGTGAAAAAAGCAAATTATCCGAAGATAAACACTATTTAGATATTGCTGCAATATTGTTAAAAGACACTGGTATTAAAACAAAGATCATCAGACAATACTTGCCTGTTATAAATAAATTAGTAAACAAGTATTTAACAGCAATGGATTTCTTTGTTCACTTTGAACTAGATGAATCATTCAATGAAGTAATTAAATCTAGACATCGTGATGAATTTAGTTATGCTTCATTTAGTGAAGGTGAAAAGCAACGAATCGATTTAGCATTATTGTTTACCTGGCGCACAATTGCTAAGATGAAAAATAGTGCAAGTACTAATTTGTTACTATTGGATGAAGTATTTGATTCTTCATTAGATGCAAACGGTACAGACTATGTAATGAATCTGTTAAATACAATTGGTGACGATACGAATGTGTTTGTTATTTCGCACAAAGGCGATCAACTAATAGACAAATTTAAGTCGGTTATTAAATTTCAAAAGTATCAAAATTTTAGTAGAATAGTATGATTATATTAAGAAAAGACAAACTGAATCTTGTTGAACCCACGGATGAAGCAATGACTAAAGCGCCTGATCCATATGATTTTGAAACAGAAGGTGAAAGCGCACCAGGCGTTGCTAGTGTTTTATTTAATCGAATGACACAATTGGGTGGCGTTGGTCTAAGTGCAAATCAAGTCGGCTTAAATATGAGATTGTTTGTAATGGGATTAGGCGAAACTAAAATTGCAGTATTCAATCCTATCATAATTAAATATAGTAAAACAGAAGAATTATTTAATGAAGGATGTTTATCGTATCCCGGTATCATGTTATCTATTAATAGACCAACTAAAATAACCGCAACATATCAAGATGAAACTGGTAAATTTATTGAACAAGAATTTAATGGATTAACTGCAAGAATTTTTCAACATGAATATGATCATATGAATGGCACTGATTTTACACATAGAGTATCTAAATTTAAATTAGATTTTGCTAAAAAGAAATTCGAAAATAAGCGTAAAAAGATTATTAAAAAATACGCAGTAAAAACAATGGTGGAGGCATTAAATGACAGTAAAGATACCAACTGAATATAATGATTTATTTGATTTTGGATTTACAGCAGTAGAATCAGAAGAATCCATTATCGAAAAACCGGTAGTTAATACCGCCCCAATGATAGATGGATTATCTGCAGTTGAAGATAAAGTTTCTATTATTTTAAATAAAATCGATTATCTAGAAGAGATAATAAAAGCTGGTGCTGGAGTTAATAATAATTTTGATATTGATGCATATAAAGCATTAGTTGAAAAAGATGTTAATGATAAATTAAAAAAGGTTGAAGCATTAATAATGCCATTATTTGCCAATTTATTAAAAAATCCAGATAAAGATTTTATTAAATGGCCTAATAGAAAACCGATAATCGAAGCACAAATTGCCAAATTACTTGCTATAACTAGACCGCCAGAAGGCTAAAAAGTGCTTGACCTTTGTGCCTAACGGTGTTATAATATAGCATCAGCAAGGAAATTTATGGCACTAGCAAACTCAAAATCAGTACTCGCAAAGTTACTCGCACAAGAGAACATCTCTGTCGAGCATCGCAAAACACAAACCGCATACTTTGATCCCAAGAATCGTGTTCTTGTTCTTCCAATCTGGAAAGACATGAGCACCGATCTTTACGACTTACTTGTAGGTCACGAAGTAGGTCATGCATGGGAAACTCCTGCCGAGGGCTGGCACAATGCTCTTAATGGTCAAAAGCGTGGTTTCAAATCTTATCTAAATGTAGTTGAAGATGCTCGCATTGAACGTTGCATCAAATCTCGCTACCCTGGTCTGCGTTCATGTTTCTATAAAGCATATAAAGATTTATCGGACAAAGATTTCTTTGGTATTGCAGAACGAGAACTTTCAACACTTAATTTAATTGATCGTATTAATCTTCACTTTAAGATTGGTCCTTTCCTCGCAGTTCCTTTTAGTACAGAAGAACAATTCTATGTTAAACAAATTGAAAATCTTTCAGATTGGGATGACGTAGTTCGTGTTGCTACAGATTTATATAATCGTCGCAAAGAAGAACTAGAAGAAGAATACGAAGACAGCAGACGTCGCGATGGTCTTGGCGAGATTCAAGATTATGAGGATGGCGATGATGAATATGAGATTGATTCTGAGTATAATCGCGAAGAAGATACAATGGCAGACGATGATGCAGGAGGCGTAGGTGCAGGTGGCGAGCCTACCTTTGATCCCAAGTCGTTGACAGATGAAGAATTTCGTAAGCGCGAATCTGAATTGATTTCAGATGAAATCAAACCATATCGTTATGCTACATTGCCATTGATTGATACTAAAGATTTTATTATACCGCATAAGAAATTATATTCAGAAACAGATTGGACAATCATCGATGAAGATTATAGTCAAACTGATCCATATTTTACTGCAGATTATAATGTTCCTGCAGGCGATACGTTATACGCAGACTACAAGAAAACAAACTCTAAATTTATTCAATACCTTGTAAAAGAATTTGAATTAAAACGTAATGCGGCACAATTTGCTAGAGCACACGTTGCTAAAACAGGTGAGCTTGATATTGATAAAGTATTTGGATATAAGTTTAAAACAGATTTATTCAAGCGTGTTACGGTTGTTCCTGGTGGCAAGAATCATGGAATGGTAATGTTTATTGATTGGTCTGGTTCAATGACTGATATTATCAAGCAAACAATTGAGCAGACTATTGTGCTTGCTGATTTCTGCAAGAAAGTAAATATCCCATTCCGAGTATTTGCTTTTTCCGACTCAGAACAAAACAATAAAAATAAAGATATTGTTTCTGTTAGAAAAACTAAATATTCTCAACGTGTCGGCGATTTATCATTAGATAGTTATAGCACATTTATGCTTGAACTGTTATCTAATACTATGACAAGTTCTCAATATCATTATGCTCAAAAACGATTATTGCAGATTGGTCATGTGTTTGGTCGTACTCATCGTAGACATTATGTTCCGCATGGATGGAATTTAAGTGGTACTCCTTTAAATGAGGCATTAGTATTTGCTAATTATTATATTCCAGAATTTAAAGAAATGCATCGTTTAGATGTTGTAAATACGATTGTATTAACTGACGGTGAAGCAAATGAAACTGAAGAAATTATTGCAACCGATGGACGTCGTAGACATATGAATAGCGTATATGGAATTGGTTGGAAAGGTAAAGCAAATACTGTTATTACAGATAAACAAACCGGTAAAACCGGATTTGCTAAACCCGGTCAACCGGTAACAGCTGCTCTTTTAGATTTATTGAAAAATCGAACTGGAACTAATTTAATTGGGTATTATATTCTAAATAGTCTTTCTAAATATCGAGTTAATGGATTTATTATGGGGCAAGGATTACATACTGAGGATACTCAAAATATTATCCATAAAATAAAGAAAGAAAAGTTTTATGCGATTAACTCGTATGTTTATGATAAATATTTTCTGGTTAAATCTGACGATTTGAATATTAATGACGAAGAATTAAAAGTAAAATCAGATGCCTCTAAAAAGGATATTCTAAAATCATTTATGCAAAGTCAAAAATCAAAGATCGTGAACCGTGTACTTTTGAACAAGTTTATTGCAGAAATTGCTTGACATCAAACGAAAACGGTGTTATAATTAATTGTTGAACAAACATTTTTAGGACTATATTATGAATTCTACAGACATCCAAAAGAAACAGCTTGTATCTGATCTGATTCAAGCATTCGGCAAAACAGCATCACGCAAAGATGTAATTGCATTCGTTAAGCAAAAAGACTTGAAGATGCCTAATTGGCTAATCAATGGTTCAGTATATCGAGCAGCTCGTGGTCTAATTAATCTTGACGCATTTGGAAGTGATAAAGTGAACAACATTCCAGCAATCTCACAACCTCAAATTCAAGATGTTCCTGCATTGCAAGCTCAGGTTGTACAACTCCGACAAAAACGTATGGTATCAGAAGTAGAAGATTTGGTTCCCGTTAAAGACACAAATTATGTGCCATTTGGTTTTTACAAAGACTTAGAATCAATTATTAAATCTAAAGTGTTTTATCCTGTATTCGTTACTGGTCTTACCGGTAATGGCAAGACTACAATGGTAGAACAGGTTTGTTCTAAATTGAAACGTGAGTGTGTTCGTGTTAACGTATCAATCGAGACTGATGAGGATGATCTTGTGGGTGGTTCTACATTAATTGACGGTAACGTAACATTCCGTGAAGGTCCCGTTATTCTAGCTATGCGACGTGGTGCTGTTCTATTGATTGACGAAATTGATCGTGGTTCAAATAAATTGATGTGTATTCAGGGTATCCTTGAAGGCAAACCATACTTTAATAAAAAGAATGGCGATGTGATTCATCCTGCTCCTGGTTTTACAGTAATTGCTACAGCAAATACTAAAGGTCAAGGTTCAGATAGCGGCAAGTATATTGCAGCACAAATTCTTGACGAAGCATTCTTAGAGCGTTTCCCAATTACAGTTGAACAAGAATATCCTTCAGCTAAAGTTGAACGCGCAATTATTATGAACAACATGGAACAGCATAGTTGTGTGGATGAAGAATTTGCCGACAAGCTTGTAACCTGGGCTGAGGTTATTCGTAAGACATACCTTGAGGATGCAGTCGATGAATTGATTTCTACTCGACGTCTTGTTCATATTGTGAAGGCATTCTCAATGTTCCGAGATCGTCAGAAAGCAATTGAACTTTGTATTAATCGTTTTGATTCAGATACAAAGAATGCGTTTTTAGATCTATATAAAAAGATGGAAACACCGGTAGAAGAAACAGCACCACCTGTGCAACAAAATATTGTAGATGACGAGATTCCATTCTAATACATTATTAATTTAACCGAAGGGCACATTTACTGTGTCCTTTACCTACGTAAGCATATAAATAAAAAGTATATTATAAATTCATTATAGGAATTGAAAATGAAAACAGCATTAATTACTGGCATCACAGGCCAAGACGGATCTTATCTTGCAGAACTGTTACTTGAAAAAGGTTACATGGTTCATGGCATTATTAGACGCAGTTCGTCAATCAACACAGGTCGTATTGACCACATCTATAGTCACCCCAATCTAAAATTACATTACGGTGACGTAACCGATTCTTTGTCTATCATGAACATACTTAAGAAGTATGAACCAGATGAGATCTATAATTTGGCTGCACAAAGTCACGTTAAAGTTTCATTTGAGACTCCCGAATATACTGCACAAGTCGATGCATTAGGGACATTGAAAATTCTTGAATCAGTTAGATTGTTGAACTTAGAAAAGAAAACTAAGATTTAT